GGACGCAGTCCGCGGCCAATCATCTGGATCATGGTGCTCTTCTGCGAACACGGACGCACCAGAACCACGCACCCTACACGTTGGCAGTCCCATCCCTCCGTGAGTTTGGCAACGTTTAGCAGAACCTGAATCTTTCCAACGTCAAACCGCTTCAGGATGCTCTGGTTCTCTGTGTCAGTTAGCTCGCTGTGGACGACTTCGGCGCTGACTTTTTGCTCGCGGAACGCGTCGCGCAAATGTTCCGCATGCGCAATTGTTGAGCAGAACGCGACGGTTGACCGGTCTGAAGCCTTCTCCTTCCAATGCCGAACAATCTCAGCGTTTACGGCACGCTTGTCCATGATGGCTTCGACCTGCGACATGTTGTACTCGTTGCCGATGGTCTCCACCTTTGAGAGCTGGTCACCAAGGCCGATGTCCATGGTGAACGCCCTAGGTTTCACGAGGTTTCCCGCACCGATGAGTTCGCCGATGGAGATTTTGTCGCCGATGTTGTCGAAGAACGCAGTCAGGGACTTTTTGTCGCCTCGCTCCGGTGTTGCGGTCAGTCCAAGGAGCACGCCATCCGGCGAACGGCGCCGAAACTCGCCGAGAATGCGCCCATAGCTCTCAGCCGCCACATGGTGACACTCATCAACAAAGATTGCACGCATGCCGCTTGGCATCGTCGCAAGGTTCTGCTCGCGCATAAGCGTCTGCACCATCGCGAAGGTAGCACCTTTCGACCACGACTTACGTTCGGCGTTGAAGATGTCAGTGCTGCACTTCGGCATGTACCGCTTGAAAGTTCCACGGTTCTGCTCCACAAGCTCATCCCTATGCTGAAGCACGAGGACTTGTCCCTTATCCATGAACGGCTCCATGATGGCTGCGCCCATCACGGTCTTACCTGCTCCAGTTGGAGCGATGCCGAGCGTGTTTCCGCATCGTTTGAGTGCGTCAACGCAGGACGACACAAATGCCTCTTGGCGAGGTCTTAGAATCATCTGATTTAGTTTATTGGGTTTGTTTCACTAGGCTCAAATGCAGCCCGTCCGAAGGTCTCCTCCGGCACCATGCCCCTAAAACCCCGACGCATTTGAGCACAAAAAAAGGCCAGCCGCAACAACCACGACTGACCTTTTCACACACACCTAGACTACTTTATCCAAGCAGGTTTGGTTCCAGAAGCCTTGGCTGGAGCTGCTGCTGCAGCCTTCGGTGCGAACGCAGACTTCGGTGCAGCTGGTGCCGCGTCGAAAGCTGACCACGTCCGGTGACCATTGCTGTCTGGGTTTGGTGACCCCCAATCTGCCACTGAGTTTTTGTCACCGTGTCCGTCCGTGCCTTTCTCCACGCCGACCTTGATTCGGACGGTTGCGCCTTGCAGAGCTTCCGCCATGCGAAGCACGTTCTCATCCGAGTTGAACTGCGCGTAGGACTCGTCGTTTCCAACTTGGAAAACACCGGCACTCTCAGCGATCCGAGCTAGAGCACTCTGACCCATCTCGCGCCACTTCTCCGAGTTGCGCTGGTCGAATGGATCCGCAATCTTCGTGAACACGCGGCGGTTTGCAAAGTCGCCGCTCTGGATCACAAGCTCAACGTCAAGGTACATACCTCCTGTCGATTGGCTGTTCTTGGTGTCCCTGATGACAAACTTGCACTCTGCGAGCGTACCTTTTGGGATGAGACTTCCTGCGTTATTTCCTACGTTTCCTGATGTTGAACTGAACATAATGGTCTGATTTGATTTAGTTTACTTGCTGGTGTCGATGCGTTTACCCGCACGAATCTTCTCGAGCACCTTGCCAAGATTCGCCGGTTCCTGAAGCTCAAGCGTGCCTGAGCGGTCTTTTGCGGGGTACCCCCACGGGTTTTGCTGCTGAGTCACAAAGGCGCGGTATTGCGTCTTGTCCTCTGCCTCAAAGTTCTGGAGCGTCATCACAAGGTCAAAGATGCCTGGCAGTTCCCTGCCGGTCTTTGCTCCCTCAATCTGCGGCTCCCAATGCTTGCGCTTGAGCTCGTCCTCCTGCTGCTCAAGGATGCCAACCAAGATGACGTTCTTCGGCGTGTGCTGAAGCTGGGTCACCCACCGAATCATCTCGCGCCCAAGAAGCCCGTAGGCTCCGCGGGTATCCGGCTTGCCGGTCTTATCGCTGAAGGCTTCGGGTTGAAGCTGGCACCACTGAAAGCACATGCGGCTTGCCACCGTGATGCTGTCAACGAACAGCGTCGTGTACTGCGCGTGACCGGCTGGGTCTCCAAATGCCTTGCACACGTCTTCGTATGAGGCGCGGGAATATGCGCCTTGGTCTGCTGGGTCAGGCCCGCCGAGCCAGAGAGCTATGGCGCGTGCCAGCTCCCACGGATGGGCACCCATGTCGTTCGCGGTCGAGCGGATGTCAAGAACATCACCCTTCCAGTCTTTGCCAAGCGCCAGCGTACCGGCCTCAAGGTCAACGAACAGTGTGGACTTTGGGTCAAGCGTGCGGGCTTGGTAGGTCTTACCAACACCGGCTGGCCCAAAGATGACTGCCTTCACGCAATCGTTTGTGCGCTTCATGCGCTCGTCGGCTTTGATGATCTTAAGCATTTTCGTCAGGGTAGAACTCAATCTTCGGGGTTTGGAACTTCACGGTACGCGCCATGTCCACGAGCTTGTGGATGCGCTGGTCGATGCAGTTCTTCATCTCGCCCTCACGCACTGCCAGACGCTCAGAGATGAGCACCTTGGCATCGCTTGGCAGCATGGCTGCACGCAGCTTCTGCAACGCCTCCTGATCCCATGAAACCGAGCGGCGAACCTCGTAGGACATTCGCACGCCATCGACTTCCATCGTGACCTTGCCGTGTTCCTTGTTCGCCATCTTCAGAGCGTTCTGGAAACGCTCACCGTATGACTTGACGATGGCTTCGTTGAGAAGCTCAATCTCAGCTTCAAGCGACGCAATCTTGTTGAGGCGCTTGGTAATCTCCGACCGGTAATGCTTCAGCGGGAACGCATCCCTCTGCAGCGGTATTTGCTTTGGTACTGGCATTTGATTTGTGTTTCTTCAGTTTCAGTTCTCTCACTTCCTCGTAGAGATCGATTTTCCACCCTTCCTCAGCAGCAAGCTCCATAAGGAGCAGCAGCTTCTGGAGCGGAAGGAAACCGTTCTCAATCCACTTGTCCAATGTACGAGTGGGGACGAGCCGTCCACGAACCGCCAGTTTCTTGAAGAGCGGTATCCGCCCCCCAAACCGCTGGATGATTCGCTTGATGTTCACTTTGTAACCCACGCCGATGAACGTAACGCGAAAGATTTTCGCAGCAAAGCATTTTCTTCACGAAAAGTTTCTTTTCTTGCAAGTCGTTTGCTGGCATTGTCTTGCACATGGACTTACCTCTTGTTTCGCGTTACACCGGCATCCAAAATCCCCCCGCTGGGCTCCTTGTTTTGGCTCCAAAACGGTATTCGTCGTCGGGCCCGATTGCGACGATGGGCAGTGCGCTTCCGCCTGACACGATAATCCCGAAGGGCGCAGGCATTTACGATGAGAACGGCATGCTGCCACAAATTAAAGGCAAGGGGCTTGAGTTCCTTGCCTACGCGTAACGGCCTTTATTGATAGCTTCCTCAAAGAGAGCGGCTTCTGCGTCTCTTCGGCGCTGAAGCCCCTTGGTGTCCGGCCATAACCGCTTCATGGAGCGAAGCAAGTCCGGTACATCATGGGTGCGTCCGTCGCGCAAAGCGTTCTGAATGCCAAGCATTTCCGAGCGTCTATCACCGGCCAAGGCGGTGCCACGGTTAAACACAAGCGAGACTAGCGCAGCTTGCGCGTCCCGTGGAAGTGATTCTGCCTGAGGGTAGATGCGAAGCGTCTGCAGGTAGAACTTTGGAACCGTGATGTTCTCAAACACATCGAGTGCATATCCCCAAGGGATAACGACTTCACGGATATTCGGCGAGAGCTTCAGCATGTTCTGAGCCTGAATACCCCTGAGCCCCAGAGGCAGCTTGAGCCGGTCGTATTCCTCGTTCGAGAGCTTGTCGCGCCATGCCTCGGCGTACTGTGACTCGGTGTTGTAGCCCAAGTCGAATCCGACACCGATGGTGATGCCGCTCGACTCCCCAGGCCACGTTGGGCTTTGCAGGAACTTGCGGTAGTAGAGTTCGCCGCCGCCGACCTCAAAGTCCAGAAGCAGTTTCCTGCCGTTGTCGCTGAGAATCATCGGTGGTTCTCTCCGCCTCCTACGCGCTCGGCCAGCTCGCTGACCTTCTCCCACAAGCGTGAGCGGTCAATCTCGCAGTCCTTAATCTTCGATGCCAACCACCAAATGGCGATGCCCATCGCCGCGGCAAGCGGCCCCTGCGTCACAATCGCCTCCGACATCTTCTCGATCATTTCTGCTCCTTCCTGAAGATGTTGATGGCCGAGTACAAGCTGACACCAGCGGTGAGAACCGCGTCGGATTGCTCAGGCGCCAGCTTCAGCCCAAAGAGTGTAGCCAGCGAGATAAGCCCTCTCCATGTCGATGGCTCAAGCAAGCGAGAGATGAGGTAGTTCATAATGTATTACGAAAAAGATCCAGTCATCAATGTTAGATTGATTGTTTGAGAAGTTCCTAGGCGATTTTCAAAATAAATTCTACCATTAGATGTTACACTAACTGTAAAATTTCCATCAGCTCCAGTTGTTCCTGTTAGAACAGTTCCAGGTGCTGCAGTAGCAACATTGTCTGCAGCTACAATCATTGGTGTTATTGCAGGACTTGTTGCAGCACGCACAACCCACATTCCAAATTTTGTTGAACCAATAGACACAGCAAGTATTCCTGTAAAAATAAGATTATCTCCAATATTTACATAATTTGCAGTGTTGTCTGCAAAGTTTCCAAATAACCAGCTATAGCTTGGTTGCCTAACTCCTGGAGTCAGCCGTGGCGAGATGTATACGTTTTGGAAATACGTAGCATCGCCTGTCTGCACAACAGGAGTGGCGTTGAGGTTTGCGTTTACATCGTCCCCGATGACGATGTTACGGATTGTTCCAAGAGTCCGCGTGAGGGTCGCTGCCTTTACCGAACTTGAGTTTGCAGACCCGCTTGCAAACGTGATGTTCTCACAGTACGCACTGCTACCTTGATTTATTGTTAGAAGATTGTTTACGCTGTTGTTTGAAACAACACCTTCAATAAGAACGTTTGAAACAGCAGATGTTCCTTCTGTTGTAATGTCTATGGCGGAATCAACTATTTCTGCTGCTTCACCGTAATAGGTAACGCCATTTATGTTTACATTCAGAACATTGAATGTGTTCGCCCAGATTCTGACGCCCCTGCTTTTCTCTGCATACAAAACATTGCTGATTGATAAAGATGCAATTCCTGCAGTGGAGTTGTATCCAGCCAATATCATGCTTGCAGGCCCATAAGTCGTAGACAAAAGGCTTACGGTATCAATCTGACACCCGTCGCCTTTAACCCAAATCATGGCACTATCAGCAGGATACCCTCCAACTGGTTCTGCCTCATAGAATCCTCCAATGTTGCTAAGTCTTGCATTGGTAACATTTTCCGTAACTTCAATGCCAATTTTTGGGCCTTGCACGCGCACGTCGTCAACTACATGCGTTCCAGGCCCAATCAGCTTGATTTGAGTTCCGTTGAAGTAGCCTGGAGATACTATTGGTCTCTCAAACTGAATCCCAGTAATTCGACATGCTGATATGCCTGTCTCTATGGCATTGTAGCCATCTCCAATCAGATCAAAAATCGTTAATCGTGTACCGGCACCTTTGAAGTGTACACCTCGCGGGATGGTGATTGTCCCATCAATACGATATGAGCCAATGTCCATCTCAAAGGTTCCTTCCCTAAGAGGAACAGATGTGTAGGCAGCCAGCGCTTTATTGAATGCGGCAGTTTGAATAGTATTCGCCTGTCCTACTGGAAAGATACCCCACCATGCTGCATACGCGTGCTTGCTGTCTTCACCGAGGTTTCCGTTTAGAGCAAACCGGATGTCTCCATCGCCCTTGAAAATTTGTTGCTTGGACGACGAGATTCTGTTGCGAAAGGTGATTGTGTTTCCTGAGTTTACCTTTACGGCTCCACCTTCAGTGAAGAAGATGGGAACATCAATGTTGATTGTGGTGAGAAGGAAATCTCCAGTTGGAACAACAATGTATGCAAAAGCTGAAGCCATTGCATTGAACGCCACATTGTCGGAAGTTAATCCATCTCCTACTGCTCCAAAATCCTTCACGCTCACGCTATCCCGCATTTTTGATTCAGCGGTACGAGTAACAGCTCCAGCACCAGTCTGTAAAAAAGAAATCTGCGTTGATGGAAGAGTCGATATTTGACTGGAAGTAATTGGGTACCCAAGGAAATTTGGGCCAGTGGTCGCATCCTGCGTGTAGTACACTTGAGATTCTTTGCGGTTCCTGACAAGCATCGAAAAGTTGTCAGGTGCAGTGTAGAGTTTTGATGGCGTTCCATTTCTAGCTGCATACCCGTTGAGCGTGCGGATGGGCTGCGCGGCTGGCTGAGTCAATGCCTCGTCCCAGAACACATCAATTGGGCTTGTGACGGGATTTTGGTTTGCGGTTCCGATGTAGATAAAACCGTTCTCTAGCGGCGTGCCGTCCTTGTCGAAGAAGACCGGATAGGGCGAGGTGATGAATGAGGCCATGTTATTCTTCTGTTGCTGGTGGTTGTGGCTCTTCTAAGCGGGTCGTTAAGAAAAGTGCGTTGCGTTGTGACGCAGGAAGATTAACAGCATCCGCGAACTTCTTAAAGGACGAGCTTTGAATAGTGTTCTCTGCAGCCCTTGTAAAGGCATCTGGGTTTGCTTTTGCTGCTTTTACGAGGTCTCTGAATTGCGGAGAAACCAAAAGGTCATCAGCCGCCTTAAGGATTGGAGCGGTATCTTTTGATGCTGACGCAGCTATGGATCCGGCAATCGCAGCTGATAGCGTGCTTCCGGTGACCGGCTCAAGCGTTGTGGCTACGCCAGCGGCAATCCCAGCTTTCTTGACCGCAGTAAGCACGTTCTGAAGTGCGGTTGTTGGGGCCTGCAAGGATGTCGTCAAACGTCCGGTCGGTATTTTCTCTGCAAGCGCATCTTTGATGTTGGACGAGTATGCGTACAGGTTATCAAGGAACTGTTTTGTTTGCGGAGGCACGTTTGAGAACAACGCATTCTTGGACTGCTGATTGCTCATGAGTCCGTCGTACCACTTTACAAAAGTGGATGGCGTGAAGTTCTCGGCAACCATGTCTCTTCCAAAAGCAGACACCAAAGATGACACCGCAACCTCTTGACGGAGTTCCTTTGGAACATTCGATAACAGCTTTGCGTACTCGGTGTATGCGGCTTTGTTTGCGAGTCCGCGAGTGGCGTCCTGGAGCGCCTTGCCCATTGACTTCTGCCCTTCCTTGCCAAACAAGCTGACGTATCCGTCCTCAAGAGCTTTTTGCTTTTTGACCAAATCGTTTTTCTCGGCAATCAAAACATCTGCTCCAACCGCCGATGCAGCTGCATCAATGTCCTTTGAGAGCAGTCCGTAGTATGCTTTTGCAAGACCTGCGTCAGCATCAGCAAACAACGGAGAGTTTGGATTGCGCGTCTTCTCTCCAACTTTTTTGCGAAGCTCGTCAACAGTGTAAAAGGTTGTTGGAGAAGAAACCTTTTGCCCCTTAGACGCTTCAAGTTCGCTGATTCTATTTGCAAGTTCTGGCGTTCTGTCACCGGCTGCACGCTGCGCGTTTAAGGTGCGAATTTGATCGTCGATTACACCAATCTCATCTTTCGACAAAGACCTTGCTCCAGATTGAAGTCCTAGAACAAGTTTATCCAGCCTGTTGAGTTGGCTTACGTCTCCGTTGAACTTATCAAGACGGTCTTTTGCAAAAGCTATTGCGTTGTCAGCTTTGGTTGGAGTTTTTTCTGGAATAAGCGCCTTTAGGTCTTCGTTGTAGATTTTATCAACCTTTGAGCGCAACTCATCACGCATCGACTTCGTCGTTGATTCAACCTTCGAGCTCAACTGGCTCAAGTCGGTTGTCCCACCAAGCTGTTCGATGATTCCATCCGCCCGTGTTTTAAGGCTCTGAAGCGCCTGATCGGTCTCCAGCTTCAACACCGACTGCGGCACAGAAGCAACGCTTGCTGCGACTGATTGGAACTGCGGGTTCTTGGAAAGCAAGTAGTCCGGTATCTCATCCACGTTCAGCCCAAGATTGCTTGCTGCTTTGCGAACCGCAGGGTCTGCCGCTCCAGCCTCCGCGAGAGATTGAAGTGCTGCCTTATCGCCCTTGACTGCGGCAGAGACCGTAGCACCAATCGGCTTCTGCACGGATTGGCGCGTGAATGAGCCTGGGCTAATCCCTGCTCCAATACCTCCGCCTAATCCAGCCAGAAGCTGTCCTGCTGGGCCGTATCCAGCTTCTTTGGCTGCTTGAGATGCAACCTCAGCCCCAACGCCAGATGCAATCTGCTGAACCGGTTGCTCGGCCATTGACGCTCCAACAGCCCGAACCGTTGGCCTTGCTGCCTGCATCATGGTTCTGCCAATCCCAACGCCACCTGCGGCTTCACCAACGCCCCGAGAAGCCGCCTCTACGATGCGTTCAGCAGAAGTGTCGGGCTTGGGAACTCCGAGCTGCGTAAGGTAGTGTCTAACCGCGTCAGATGGCTGCGTGTAGTGTGTTCCGAACAACGCGTTGATTCCGGCGACAATCGGATCAGCCAGCACCATTGTTCCAGCTCCGAGAGCGGCTCCTGGGACTGCTCCAATCCCGCCGGTTGGAACTCCACCCATCAGTGCTCCAGCTGCAGCGCCAAGTGCTGCGGGCCCAGCGCCACGCGCAGCAGAAGCAGCAAGTCCTCCAAGCGTCGTTTCCGGTTGCCCAATCATCGCCTCCTCGGTTGCAGCCGAAGGCAGCGGAACCGGTTGCTGCGGCTCAGGAACTGGGGGTTGTGCGGGAGCCGGCGCGGCCTGCTCTGAACGCATCCGTTGAATCTCAGCAGCAAGCACGCGGGCATCGTCAGCATTTCCAGCTGCATCAGCTTTTATCAACGCCTGCGAAAGCTCTTCAAGAGTAGCCATTATCGTGAGTATTTCTTAAGCAAATCGTCAATTGAAGGAGCCGTCGGCGCTGCAGGTGCAGCTGGCGATGCAGTTGGAATAGGCGGAGGCACCGACTTTCCGCGCGCTGCTTCTGCTACGGTTTGAGTGGACTTTGCTTTTTCAAATGTCAAAGGAGCAGTTGGGAACGCTACGATATTCTTTGGTCTCAACCCTGCTTCCGATGCAATGCGTTCAGTTTGACCTTTGAACGCATCAAACTCCTTTTGATAGGTGTTCATCAATGTTTTTGACAGAACACTAATTTGTTTCCGCTGATCTTCGTTCAGTTTTCCTGTTCCATTGAACTTTTCAACAAGCGTTTTTATTGTCCCAGACAAGCCAGTAGTTTGAATCTGGCCGGATTCAGTAACGCTTACAGTTGATGTTGGATCATTCAGCCTGATGAGCTGCACGATTGATATCTGATCTCCAATTGGATTTTTCTGCTTCAAGCTGTCATCGATAGCCTGAACGGCAACTCGCCTGTCCTGATAGGCTCTAACAATTGGTTGAGACGTGAATGTATCACGCATTTCCTTCTCAGCCTTGAACATTTCATCCGCAGGCATTCCACCTTCCAGCTTCAATTGTTCTGCTTTGGCTTTGATTTCACTTAAGTTTGCTTCTGCCTGAGCCTTGGCTGCGTCTGCCTTAGCTTTTGTCATGGCTTCGGGAGACTGTTCCTTAAAGTATTTGTTCAGCAACTCACTGTAAGCTGTAGCAGCTTTTTCATCCCCAGTCCGCATCATGAACGACTGCCCAAGTATAGACCAATACGATGGAGGCGCATTCTCAGGAGTTGCTTCAATCGTCCTTTGGTAAAACTCTCCGAGTTTCTTTAGCTTTGGGTCTTCAGAATTACTCAAAGCATCTGCCTGTTCCTGTAGTCTTTTGAGTGCAATTTCCGGCTTGTTGGCAAGCCCAGCATTAACAACTTCAAACGTGGTATTTTTTAAGTTGTCTTGTACAGGATTTGGAAGCTGATTGAATATAGATGAAAATGCCTTTGCCTCTTGAGACGGAAGTGCCATTGCTCTAGCCGAAACCTGTTGCACCAGCTTGGGATCAGGATTTTCTGGGTCAATTTTAGAAGCAATGTTCGACAACTTGATTTGCTCTACAGATTGAATTGCATCAAGTTGTTGTTTTGAAAGATATGGTATTACTGAAGTAAGACTAGATAGGTCTGCATTTGGGTCAGACCCATACCGTGCAATCGAATTCGAAATCATCTTTTGCTGCTCCATTGCAGTCCTGCGCATTTCCTGCTCTTGAGCAAACGATGTTGCGGCACGTCCTGCCGCGGCAGCTGACTGAGCCATAGACTGCTGCATCCCCTGAATGCCTAGCTGTGCCTTCTGCAGTTCGTATGGAGCAAGCTGCTGCGCGAGTGCCTGCTGGGCTTGAGCGCCTCGGATTTGCTCGATGGTAGCAAGTCCTTGAAGCAAATTTCCACCTCCAAACATAGAGGTGTTGGGTTGCGGAATATTGATGCCGTAATTGAACTCAGCCATATCGGTTTAGCTTTGAATGTACCAACCAGATGATCCGCCTGGGCCTGCTGGAGCGGAATACGCAACCGGCGCACCTCCGCCTGCGCTTAAAGCTGCAGCTTCTGAACCGTAAAAACCTCCGGTTCCAAGACCGCTTAATCCTGTCCCAAGTCTGTTCAGAAGCATGTAGTTCTGAATTCCACTTCCAATCGCCCCAGCGGCTCCAGTTGCTCCCTGAGCGAACGCTTGTGCTGCTCCGACCTGCCCAGCTGCTTGCGCTGCGCCTTGGCTTGCCAAAAGCCCGCTGATTGCGCTTCCAGCTTGTCCCGCGGATGCAGCCTGCCCAGCTGCTGACGCCTGACCGATTCCAAGCAGACTCTGAGCACCGGTTTGTCCTACGTTGGCAAGACCAGAAAGGCGTGCGTACTGCTGTTCGATAAGCTGGTTGAGCAACTGCGGTCTGAACTGCCCAAGAGCCGCTTGCACGTTACCGCCGCGGAGTCCTCCGGTAGCCGATGCATTCGCAAGAATAGCCTGTTCTCCCTGCTGGGCGAGTTGCTGGAAAAGCGGCCCCTGCTCGATTTGCTGGATTGCCTGCTCTTGCATCTGGCGACCCATCTCGTCGTACTTACCGCTCTCAAGCACAGGCTTCAGAAGCTCCTGTTGCTGTGCGTAGCCCTGTGACATCAGGTCGCGAACCTTGGCATCAGTCTCCTGATTGAACTTGGCCGTGATGTCCTCTTGAGCCTGTTTGATTGCAAGTGCCCTGTCTTCGCCCTTTCCAACCGTTACTGACGGATTGATGTAGGACTGTTGCTTTTGGAGTTTTGCAAGTTCCTGTTCTCGGTTGCGTGCATACTCGTCAACATTCTGCAGCGTTACATCTGCAAGCATCCTGAACTGCGGCGACTGGCGAACATCGAATAGAGCTTGCTGACGGGCTTGCTCGCCACCAAGACCCGCAATTGCTTGCAGTCCGCGAATAGCCCCAGGCCCAGCTTGAATGTATGGCTGCGTTAACTCAGGGCTTCCTGCCTGAACGTATGGCGCAAGGATTTGACGGATGGTGTCAAACTGCCTTTGCTGTTCGGCTACAGCACTATCTTGCGCCTTAGCTTGTGTCGCCGCTGCGCTTTTTGCCGCGGAGGCTGCTTTTGAGCCAGAAAAAATAGATGCTCCAGCTCCAAGAACTGACCCTCCAATAATAGCTGTTACCGGATCTAATCCCATAATTACAATACTTTTAAGTACACCTTTTCAGCGAGCTTGTATCCCATTCTTATGAAAAGGTTTTCAAGATCAACTGAAGTTGATGAGTGCTGAGTGATGAACTTTGCTCCATCTTGCTTGAGTTGTTCATCGCACCACTTGAGGAATCTGATTCCAGTTGTCCCTTTTCTGAAATCTTTATGAAGGAACATGGTATCATGTGATGCGAAAAGCACTTCATGTTGATGGTGCTCAACAAGCGCAAACACATTGTACCCAACAAGCCTTCCCTCGTGTCTTGCTGTGAATAACCGTAAGACTCCAGCCTCTTCAAGAGAGGCGTACTTTTGATATGGAATGCGGGCTGGAAGATGCGCGATTTCACCGGAAACTTCTGCGTGATGAATGTCAATGAGAGCTTTGCCTTCATTTCCAAGTTCTTCGGTAAAGATTTCACGCTGAAACTCCATCGTCCTACGTCACTTCCCTCCCAGAAGCACTGATGGTGAGCGAGGTAGCTGCACCTGCAATCGTCGAGATAGTGCCACCGGCCTCAAGAACTTGTCCAACAAGCTCAGGACATGTGTAGGTCTCGTTTGGAACGACCGTCTTTGCCTTGAGCACCAAGTTTGCATCTCCAGCTGTTCCGCCTGAAGCCACAAGATTCACGGAAAACGTCACGTTCGCTGCGCTTGTGTTTGTCACCGTGAACTTGTCGATGATGCACTTGCAGTTGTTGGCAGTGTACTGATCTGTTTGCGTTGCCGAAGCCTGCTTGCGCGGTATGATGTTCTTGATCGTTACCATGTCAGGAGATGTTGTTTGTTACGGTCAAAATTGCGGATGGAATGCCTGGAACCGGTGGGGCTGCGGCAAAGGTTTGAATGGTGATGTCTGTGGTGTCAACAGACCAGACCAACTCAAAGTAATCTCCCGCGTTCATCTTATACACGAAGTTCCACGCTGCAACAGTTTCTGCATTGTTTCCTTGGATTCGTATTTGGGTTGCTGAGTTCGTTTGGTTGACGCCGTTGATGCGTGCCCACAGGTAGAAGAGACCAACGCCGCCTAACACCTTGTCGAGCTGCAGTGAGAACTGAAAGTTGTAGACCCCTTCTGAGTCAACGTAGATGCGGCTTGTTGGCGTTCCGCGGCGCACGCCAAAGCTCAGGTCAGTCGTGTTGAAAGTGAGCGCATACGCGGTGTTAATGGCAGCTGCCGTCTGCGTTGTCGTGTCGTAGAAGGTGCCGTACCGAGGGACTTTTGCTGGCTCAAGCGGCGGAGCTTGCGAGAGGAGTGCAACTTGTTGCACAAGGTCGTCAACACGCGTATCTGAAGATTGTTCGGCAACATCGCTGGTAACCGTGCCAGAAACCTCAGGAGCCGTAGCCAAAAGCTCAAGAGCGGTAGATAGCCGGTTGATGCTATCGATGGCTTCTTGAGCGGTTGTAAGTGCGTTGCCTGCGTAAAACTCATTGCTTTCAACTGTGTTTGGTATGAGGTCAAACAGCTTCTCAAAAGCACGGATTGCCCTTTGGCTCGGCAGGAACTGCGCGAGCTCTTGTCGAGTAATCTGTGAGGGATCTTGTGGCATTACCAAGCAAGCGGTTCGATGCGGGCCTCAAGTCGCGCCATCGACAAGTGCGAGTCGCTGGTGCCACGAAACCGGCGCACGCTCCAATCGCGCACAAAGCCCTGTTGCAGCCAGTTTATCTTCTTACTGCGGTAGCCTATCTTCCCAGCCTTGTACGGCTTCTCCTGTGACCATGTAACGCCGTCAATCGAGTACGAAGCCCAGATGGTGGGGTCGTCCCCAAGAGGCACATTACCAGTCAGAGACACAAGCTCAAGCTCATGGAAAATCATTCCCTTGTTCTCGTTGAAAATGGTCTGTGTCTCAAACTGCCAACCGTTCCTGTCTCCCCAGTGCGAAGACACATCGTTTGAGACGTAGCCGAGCTTGTACGTTTGAGTGTCTCCGCAAATCCACTTGTTGTACGCGAAGATGAAGTTGCGTGCGCGGTACTGACCGTCCCCGACGATGCTGCTTGTCAGAATGAACCAGACTGCTTCCTGTGCCACCTGCGAAGAAGCCCCGTCGTATACGAGCGTCTTGTCTGGAAGATGGATATAAAGGTGCTGGAGACCATCATGCAGGCGCGACTCAACAAGCGCACCAGCAAGAGTGCTTTCATCATATTGGGCCAGAATCTGGTCAATCTCTCGCGTGGCAATCTTGACGGTATTACCATTCGCAATGAGATAGACAGAGTTCTGTTCGTTTCTCCCTCCTCCGACGAAAGCGATTGTGTCGAGATACAACGCGCAGGTGAACGTCCCAACGCTGCCCCGCTGGATGCGGGCTCCATCGACACGCTGGAAAGGGAATCCAGTACCACCGACGTTGGTGAAGACCTCGATAGAGTGTCGGTTGAGCGCATAGACCTCGTTCTTGAACTTGATGAGCGCCTCAACCGGATCAGGGTCTAGTTCGCTGGAAGCGTACTTGAGCGGGTTCACGGACGTAGGATTGTTGATGTCCGTCGTGATGAGGAACTGTCCGTCAGTCGTGAAGAAGTATCCATCCACCCACACGAAGTCCACGACCGTCCCAAGGTCAGGGTCTGTGACTTGCGTTAGGGTGGTGCCATTCCAGTAGAACAGCTTGCCGCTGGAAGCGATGGCGAGCTGGTCGAACGAGTAGTCAAAAGTGACCTGCCCACTTCCGCCAACATCCCCAAGAACCGTAACTGTTCCGGTGCTTGAGACTGAGACGAGCTTTGTGCCCATCACGCGGTAAAGCGTTCCGTTCCACTCTATTCCCCCCCTGTCAGAACCCATTCCAGTAGCAAACTCAACGATGCCATCAGCAGGACGAAGGTAGCCGTTTGAGATGCCATTTGCTTGAATGATGGGTACGAGGTTGCGCGGATACGAGCGCCGAAAGTCGCTCGCATTGTTGCAGTAGATTCCACTGAGGATGGGTATCTGCATTACTTCTTCTTGGCGGTCTTCGCTGAAGCCCTGAAAGCCGCTGCGGTTGGTGCCCCTTTTGACCCAGGCTTCCGCATGCGTTCCTTGCTACCGGCCTCAATGCGCTGACGCTTGGCGTGAATGTTGGCGTAGAGTCCCTTTTTCATCGGCAGTTCCAGCGTTTGAGGCTTGCAGCTTTTCGGGTTGGACGGCCCTTCTCGTCTTTCATCGGCCCAGGCATACCGCTCATG